CCTGTAACACTTTGACTGATTTTATCGCCAACAGATACTGTTCCAGTAACTGAGGTAAATTTAAGAGCTCCTAATGAAGAGAACTGATTTTCAGCAAATACTGTTGTAGATCCAATAGAAGTTGGATTTTTAACAATACCAATTTGTGCGAAAGTTACATCAGTTGGAAAATCTCTAGTAGAATCATCAAATCTGGCATACACAAGAACCTTATCAGCACCAAGTTCCTTATAAAGGTCATGACCATGACCCTTTGATGGTGGAATAATTGGAATAAGTTTTGCTTTAGTACTGGAGTTAGAATTGATTGATCCAAGATCAACAATTCCATAACTATAATTTTTTCCGCCAGAGGAAACTACAGTATTTGTAATTTTACCGTTGACATCTACATCAACAATAACTTTACCACCAGTTCCATCACCTAAAATATTAACTTCATGAGACCCCTGAGAATATCCTAATCCCTGCTGGTCAATATATACTTTCTTGATCTGATTCTCATTAGTATCAGAATCACCATTATTTCTAACAGCGACTATCTGAGCATCTGTTGATGTGGACCAATTGTTAGGAAGTGAAATGTACTCAGTAGAGTCAAACTTGATAATATCACTTGGAGATACTGTAAAAAGATATTTCCAAATATATCCATCCCCACTTACACCCGCCTTTGATGGTTCAAGGTCAGTAAAAGTTGGTTCATCAAGAGACGCATTTCCTGTTGTGCTAATTCCAGAAGATCCATTATCAATAACAGTGTATACTTTGAACTCACTATTCATTACATAGTAGTTCGCATCATAAAGTCTGGCAGACTTTGTGGTGGGTGAAAGATTTTTGAGACTGTAATCGTGACGATACATCTCATACTTTGTCCCTCTAGTCCAATCAACTCTCCTTACCAGTCTTCTGACATTAGCAGAGGAGACTTTCTTACCAAAGGACATATTGTCGCCAATAAAATTGGCATAATCAATATTGTCAGTGGGACTAGGAGTATTTGTATCCCAGTCTGTAGTTCTTCCAAATCCAACTATGGAAGGATTGGATAGACCAACAAAAACATAGTAAGAGTTTGCAGAACTAGTGACGGAATCTACAAAGTTTCCCGCATTTAATATTCTAAACTGATCGGTTACAATTGCCGCCATTGTTGCTAGCTTTTTTCTATATTTATAACTATCCCAGGTCCTTTCTGAGAGATCCATTGTCTCTCAAACCGAATCCCCGTCTTTGGATAGTGGGGAATGTTGACAATCCAGCATCAACTCTCAAACCAGTGACACCGATAGCGATTGGAGAAGATGCTCTGGTAAATCCAGAAAGTCTGCCCCAAGAAAGTGTTCCTTGTGGAATTGTCAGACTACCTGTGGTAGTAAGACCTGTGTGCGTGGTTGTAGAAAGAATGTTACAAGTAGCAACTCCGGTTGTCGCAGTCGTGTGAAGGTCATTGATGATATAAACGTTGTCCAGGAATGTTGTTCCGATGGCAACGATTGAATTATCAGAACCGTTGATGGATCTAACACCATCACCAACACTGGTGTTCTTGACAAAGATTGGATAACCTTCTTGAAGTCCTGCGGTGCTGGACGCTGTGAAACTAAACGCAAGAGCGAGAGCGTTTCCACCGGTTCCAACTGCTGTGGCAATACCTGTAATTGTTGCAGCAAAACCAGCAACAGCAGTGATTCCAGTTAAACTTTCGACGGAAAGTGCTGGTGTAGAAACCAGAACTTGTGGAGGTGCTGTGCGTGTGTATCCAAAACCAGCGTTGGTTACAGAAGCAGAGTTGATAAAATCATTAACGATAGCGACCGTGCCCGTGGCAGTTGTACCCACACCAACACCCACTGCCTTCGGTGCAGCAATCTTAAGTGTTGCTGAACCAGAATAACCAGCACCTCCTTCAGTAACATCCAAGGAACTAATGGTTCCTGTTGAAGAAACTACAGCAGTGACAGCAGCAGATACATGCTCTGTTGATGTATTTACAAGTAATCCATTGACACTGGTAATATTGATAGAAGACTCATTTTCTTCATAGTTGAAGAATTGTGCGTCATCAACAAATATTTCAGTCGCAGATGCAGAAATGTCTCCAATAACTCTCGCAGTAGGATAAACCTGACCTTCAATGGAATCTCTAGACTTATTAACAAGTTCACCACCAAGTCTCTGATCTACCTTCTTCTTGATCCAGCTAAGTGGTTTAAAGTTAGTTTCATCGATACCAAGACCGGCGTAGATGTTAGTTTCTACCTTATCAGAGTTGTTGATGTTGTAAATTGTTCTAGGATCTTGGGCAAGACTGTTTTCAGTCTTCTGCATCTGCAGAAGGTCTCCAGTTTCAACAGAAGTGTTAACATTTACGCTGACACTATCAGTTCCTCTGGTTCCTCTGTAGAAGAAGATATCAATATTATCGTTTGCAGTTGGTGGAGTCGTGAATACAATTGATGTACCACCAACGAACTGATAATGAACATTAGGTTGCTGAATGACACCATTTACATAGATCAGCAGAACTGCTTCAAGATCAATTGCTGAAGAGTCTGGATTATTCTTGTCAACTTCAAAACTTAGAAGTTCACCCTTATAGTTTAATGGGAATCTGACACGAGATCCATCAATAAGATCGGAGATAGAGTCAATATAATCAAGTTCACCAAATTGCCAAGCAGCAAATTTATCGTTAAAGATATCCAGAACTTCAAATTCTGGATCATTAACCATGGCAGGAAGACCTTTGGCAGTTACAAGACCCACTGGTTTAAACTTATCACCAATTCTGAATCCATATCCGTTTCTAACGATCTTAAAGTTTTTAACTTCAAAGAGAGTAGAACCAATTCCAACTGCTGTTATGGCAGCACCAACTTCAACATTAAGCAGTAAACCACTACCAGATTCGGTTGTGGCACCCTGACCAAGACGAGAAACTCCAACAATTGGAAGATTTTCGTAAGAAGGTGAAGGAATATTGATAGTTGGATTGTAACTATATCCCGTTCCTCCGCTAGTCACGTTAAACGCGAGAGATCCACCAGCACCAACTGTAACTGTAACGGCAGCAGCGTTACCAGTATGATTTGGATCAGTGATGCCAATAGCAACAGATCCACGGTATCCAGAACCAAGAATATCAGTGGCACCAGCTCCAATGGACTGAATTACACCACCAGAAACAAATGCGGTTACAGAAGCACCAACAAGAGGAGCGATTCCAAGACCCTGAGTAGATCCAAGGGAAACAATCATTCCACCTCTTGGAAGTTGATTCTTGTTTACGTCAGTTTCAGAAATTACAAGATCATCATTTGAATCCTTTACCCCAGTGAATACTACATTAGATGTGCTACCAGTTTCAGTGAAACTATAGTTTCCTCCAGTGTTGTTGTCAGTGGTTGGAGTTTGGAACATATTATTGATGAATACCAAACCACTACCAGTTTCAATACCTGTTGTGTTAGCACCACCAACAGTCAGACGATATGTCGCACCAATACCAGTGAATTGTCTAGTGATGTCATCATAAATTTGGTTGGACGCATAATCATTTCTCAGATATACTCTGCCATTGAAAGTAGACTTATGGAATGGAATGTTGCTGTTATCAACCAGTTCTTGAGTGTTACCTCTAGGTGCTTCAGTGAAGTGAATCTTACTTCTAGTCATATTGTAAGATCCTTGGAACACTCTGATGGTAGATCCGTCAGTATGTGTGGTTGCCAAAGTTCCAACAAATCCTCTCTCAGTTTTAACAACGTTAAAGGAACCTGTTCCTGTAATAGGTCCGATGGTTGTGGTTCCAAGACCTACAGCATTAACCTTGACAAACTCATTATCAACCTTCAGAACATCTCCTGGGAGAATGGAAGAGATTCCAGAGATACCAAAGTATGTTGCACCAACAGAAACAGAACCACCATTGTTACTGAGAGTGTAGTTGATTGGAGTAAATGCCAGAGGAGATCTTGAGACTCCATCAATTGTAATCAGAGATTTCTCCAGTTTCTTCTCCATTTCAAGAGTGTGACCATTTCCACTTCCAGCAGAATTGAACGTAACTGCTGCACCAGTTTTGCTGGTAGCGAGTTTGAATTCATCATTATTGACTTTAATAGCATAAACTGTGGACGGAAGAACACTTCCATTGGACATAACCATGGAAGCACGAGCACCACCTATAAAAGTAGATCTTGGTGTATATGTTAGTTTTTCACGGTCACTGAAGAAGTGATCTGCGATTGTGAATACACCTGTTCCAAGATTGACTACCGTAGAAATACCAGGATTGAATTGCTTCTCAAATACTGGAACATTATTGTGCTTGACATCAAAGTCAACCTTATTAGTTCTATCGCCATTGATAGAATCAAACTGAGAAGTTTTCAGTTGTTCATTTGCAGATCCATAAGTCAATGTTGCAGGAACATTGTTCAAATCTTTTTCTGTTTGAATAATTTCACTGTAAATTTGAACGGTGATATCATCGCTAATGTTGGAATCTGGATGGAATATCAGAACAAAGTTACTGCCGCTGATATCAGCACCAAATGTGCCAATACCCATAGTACTGCCAATAGACAAATGTGGATATTGTACTGTGAAGGCGTTTGTGTCATTATGATTGAATAAGACCTGATGCAGTGCAGATGTATTACCATAAGACACTTTTGCAGTAGATTTAACTGTTGTTACATCTGCCTTGTCATAAGTTAATACTGTAGAAATTCCAGTTCCTGAGAATGTGGAGAATTTCGTTTCAAGACGACCTTCTCTGACAGAACTGTCTGGTTGACCACTTGCTTTAAAGATATGAGTGCCAATTCCGGCACCGACCGTATTAAATCCTACAATTCTAGAGCGAACAAGAACATTATTAGACTCAGTATTCTCAAAATTCAACTTAAGGACACCAGATGCTATATTGCTGGTGAAAGTTCCGATAAACTTAGGAGAATATCCTAAAGTGCTATTGTCGAAGAAGAAGTCTGATCTGTAAGTATCAGTTCCATCGTGATCAACGAACATATCGACAATTGTCTTATCCTTAGTAACAGTGTCAATAAGTTCAATGTTTGCGAATATGGATTCAGTTCCAGTTGAAGAACCTTCAAAAACTAATCCTGTAGAACCAACTCCAACGGAAACGTTGTTTCCAATCAGATTAACAAATCCAACTGATTGTGTACCAACACCAGCAAGAGTTGTGTTGAAGTTATTCTTAATAAACTTGATATCTAGGTCATCATTAAAAGGATCGTCTGGTGTAAGTCTCAGTGAAACATTATCAAAATTATCCTTGAACGCTTGGATATCTGCGAGGTCATCTTTCGTGTTGTGAATGGATGCTCTCTCAACAGTGATTAAATCATCATTTTTTGTGTTGACAACAATCAGTTCGGTCGCTTGAAGATCTTTGCTATCTGGCTTGATCATCTGAACCAGATATCTACTGTATCCATCATTAGCAATGAACTTATCAATATCGCGATACAGAGTCGTATTAGCATTCTCTTGGTTAGAGAATTGACTATTAAAATTATCAATCGTCAGAACTCTATTGGTCTTACATTCAATGTAATCAGAAAGTCTCTTATTTTGGAACTTGATGAACTTAGACTTGCTGTTTGACGCATCAATATCAATACCAAAATCAAAGAAGTTGATAGCATCAACTCTCATCGTAGTTCCATTTGCATTGAGGTTGATGATATCAATCAAGGCACTGCTATTCGCAGAGGTGCTTGTTGCCACAGAGACTCTTCCCTCTGTTGTAATTCCGGTATCAGCAAAGTTTTTCAATCCAGAAGAATGAAGAATTCTATTAACAGGATTCACCCAATCTTCAAATTCTATTGGACTCTTAATACTATATGACAGGTTTTGATAGTAATCATTGTCGGGGATGACTTGATAATCCTCATTCAATTTGCCTGTTTCATTTGACCAACCATAATCCGTTTCAAGAGAGTAATCAACTTCAAAAATACCAGTATTTTCATCAACTTTGTTGACAGTCGCTATTGTGCCAGAATTTTTTCCGACAATCACATCGTCTTTAGATAACTCATAAGTTCCATAAACCTTAATCGCATCATTAAGATTATTAGTAACAATCAGATCTATTTCAGTATAAGTGTTTCCAGTCTTTATAAAGATAGATTCTCCAACAATAAACTCTAATGGAGTTTGTACAACAGTAAATGTTGGATAGTTGTTTTTATTAACAAGGGTGGCAAAAGTGCTCTGACCATCAGTTTGAGCAACACCAGCGTTAGTTGCATAAGGAGAAATATCAAATTCAACCTCTGCGGGGTTAGTATTCCGATATGCGGTTACTTTAAAGAAGTTGTAAGAATAATCCTGGGAATTGAATCCTGTGCCTGTAGTAGATGCTAAAGAAATGTTCTCGGCATATACAAAGTCATTTACAGCAAATGGTGCTGTGGCGGTCGTAAATCCAAGAGTTGGAGTTGCGAGAACACAAGTCACGACACCAGCAGGTGACGAGAAAACACTATTAACACCAACACCATTGCTATTGTTTACAGAGAATACTTTAGATTCTGTATCTGAAAGACCCTTGGGAACATCAAGTATTTCAATCTTATTGATAGATGAACCCTGTATCTTAGCAATAAGAGTTCCATTATCATAAGCAGATCCTGTATCGGGATTGACAAGAACAAGATCTGGGGGAGAAGTAAATCCGGAACCACCAGATGTTATTGTTATACCGGAAATGGTATTTCTGTTGACAACCGTAATGTTTGGCGAGATGTAAACTTCTGGACTGAGTGTTTTGTCTGCAGAAAAATCAAATCCTGGATCTTGTATAGTAACTTGATTAATTCTACCAAGAGATGTGGATGTAGGAATTATATCAGCATTGATACCCGCAGTGGAGGCAATGCTCACGAACTTAGGGAGTCTCTTATAACTCGCTCCACCAAAAGTAATTTCCAATTTATCAACACCACCAAGAGCTCTTGGTGAAGAAGTGGAGTACCTAAGGACGCTTGTGGATGATTGATTATAGTCAAGATCCTCTGGGACACTCTTGAGGGAAACAGTAAATACAGTTTCACCAACTCCTGTTACACTATACGTTCCAGAGTAAGTACTATCGATGAAATTAATTTCAGAATAGTTCGTTACTTCAGTATCAGCAGTACTGATGTATCCTGCCTTGTCTAATTGATAGTAAACTTTGGATGGAAGGTTCTTATCAAAGTTGAGAGTAACTGTTGATGCGGTAACTGTATTAGCAATACCAACAGTTCCTACACCTACTGTGCTGAAGGTTGTAGAAGATCCAATAGAGACTAATTCATTCTTAAAATCGCGATCATAATAAAGTCTGAAGTTATAACCACTTAACGAGGAATCATTTACATTGAATACCAAGTTGTTATCTCTAACAACATTCAATCTTGGGTTGATTGGAGACAATTCTTGACTGGAACCACCAGTAGATCCAAAACTTACTACGGTTGGTGGGTTAGAAACTGCATCAAACCTTGTATTTGTAAGATTGATAGTGTTGTCATCAATTTTGTAAACAAAGTAAGA